CTCTCCCTCCCTGTTGGTTTCGTGTAGCTCCATACACTGGCTCTCCTCACTGGCCCTCTGAGCGCGGTCACGTTCAGGGGGTCTTTTATTTTACTCACAAATGCACTAATATACACAACATATAGACGCACCCACTATGGACGGTACTATGAGTACGAAACAAGAACATACAGGCAGAGTGCTTACAGGCGGTTCTCGCAAAGGTAAGCCAAACAAAGTAAACAGATTGCTTAAAGATGCCATACTTGATGCGGCCCACCGTGCAGGTCAGCATATCGTAGATGAAAGATACAAAGGTAGAAAAGACGTTGACCCTCGCTTCATAGAAGCAGCCAAGAAAGAGGGCATGACTGAATACCTACAGTTCCAAGCAGAACAAAACCCTACAGCCTTTATGTCCCTTATGGGCAAGGTGCTACCAATGCAGGTCAAAGCAGAAGTAGAGGGTGAAGTGCAGCATGTGGTAGAGCTTGTATGGAAAACCTAGTTAAGGTTAAGCTAGAAATAGATTACAAGCCACGCGATCAAATCAGAGCATTCCACGACAGGAAAGAACGCTTTGCGATCATCGTAGCTCATAGACGCTTTGGCAAAACCGTAGCAGCCATTAACGATCTGATCCGTTCTTGCTTTGTGATAGACCGTCCTAACGTCAGGGTGGCATACATCGCCCCATACCTTTCCCAAGCCAAAGCAGTCGCATGGGATTATGCATTGGAGTTCACCAGAGATATTCCAGAGATAAAAGTAAACCACAGTGAATTGCGCATAGACTTCCTGAATGGTGCGCGTTTCCGATTGTTTGGTGCTGATAACTACAACGCAATGCGCGGGCTGTACTTTGATGCAGTGGTGCTTGATGAGATGGCAGATTTCCCTGCTTCAGCTTGGTCAAATGTTATCCGTCCCGCATTGGCAGACAGACGCGGTTCTGCTACCTTTATCTCAACGCCAAAAGGAAAGAACGAGTTTTGGGAACTGTGGCATGAAGCACAAGACGATCCTAACTGGTTCACCGCAATGCTCAAAGCATCAGAAACGTCAATCTTGGATCAAGAAGAACTTGATGAGGCAAGACGTACAATGGGCGATGACCGCTACGAGCAAGAATTTGAGTGCAGCTTTGAAGCGGCAATCCAAGGGGCTTTTTACGCAAAAGAAATGAAAGAGGCCACAGAGGATGGTCGCATCATTCGTGTGCCTTATGATCGCGCTGCATCTGTCATCACTGCATGGGACTTGGGCATAGGCGACAGTACAGCAATATGGTTTGCTCAGTTCGTAGGCCAAGAAATCAGGATTATAGACTATTACGAAAACAGCGGAGTAGGATTAGATCACTATGCAAAAGTTCTCTTGGACAAAGAATATCAATACGAGCAACACATTCTGCCGCATGATGTCCAAGTCAAGGAATTGGGGACAGGGAAAAGCAGGCTTGAAACGCTTGACGCGCTGGGCATACGGAACATTGAGATTGCGCCGAAACTAGCGGTAGAGGATGGCATACAGGCTGCGCGTACCATGATCCCCAAGTGCTGGTTTGATGCTGATAACTGCACCAGAGGCATAGAGGCGCTACGACAGTATCGCAGAGACTTTGACGAAAAGCTGAAGACTTGGCGGGGTAGACCGCTACACGATTGGACATCACACGGCGCAGATGCGTTTAGGTATCTTGCGGTAGGTTATCGCAGGGAAAGCGATTGGGGTGAGCCAATCAGAAGGAATTTGCGCGGCATAGCCTAGTGTGATAAGGTGCAGCTAACATAGGAGTTGCCCATGTCCAAAAAAGGTTTGTATTCCAACATTCACGCTAAACGTAAGCGGATCAAGGCTGGTTCTGGCGAAAAGATGCGCAAGGCAGGGTCTAAAGGTGCGCCAACAGCAGCAGCATTTAAAGCAGCGGCAAAGACAGCTAAGAAAAAGAAAGCGAAGAAGTAATGGGTATTCTTGACGATCTATCAATGGGTCTTGGGTTGAAAGACCGTGACGAAGATTACTATGAGCGTACAGCACAAACGCTAGGACGCACACAAGGTGCAGGGCGCGAAGCAACTTACCGTCAATCACGAGCATTCAAGGGCAAGCCCAAACGCGCTGGGCTTTTGTCTGGATTTGGCGGTGGTTCTGACAGCAGCCCATCTGATCGTGAGCAATCACGCGGTTTGCTACCTACGCTTTTAGGCTATCGTGATATGCAAGACATGTTTGACCGTGGTGGACGTTATGCATCTGGGGGGATGTACCAAGGTGCTGGTGGTTATAGCATGTTGGCTAACTTGGCGCATGCACTGAGTGGTCAAGAGTTTGGTGAGCGTAAACCTTACGAGGTAGACATCAAGAACCCCACAGGCACAAGCACGGGTAGAGGGTCAAGCCCGCGTCCTCAATTGCGTCCAGAAACTAACCCATATGCTGTCGGTGGTGGTTTTGACGTAACTGCGCCACCTGCAATGACAAATCCTTATGCTGTAGGTGGCGGATTTGAGCAAACAGCGCCACCTGCCATCCCAGCGCCTACAACGCAAAGTATTCAAACAACTTCTGGTGCGCCATCTATGGGCATGACGTTAGAAGAATACATCATGTCACAAGGCGCTCCAGTAAACGAGATGACCAAGGAACAATACCTGCCATCATATTTGCAAGGATATGGGATTAGCTACTGATGTCTAAAGACCCTAGATTAGCCAGAGCAGGCGTTAGCGGCTACAACAAGCCCAAGCGTACACCTAATCACAAAACCAAGTCACACGTTGTTGTGGCAAAGGAAGGTGATAAGGTTAAGACGATCCGCTTTGGTCAGCAGGGTAAGACAGGCGACAAGACAATGACGAAACGCGCCAAATCATTCAAAGCAAGACATGCCAAGAATATTGCCAAGGGCAAGATGAGCGCTGCTTACTGGGCGAACAAGGTTAAGTGGTAATGAACTTTTTAGATTTATCACCAGCAGAATTTCAAGACTTTTTGACAGAGGAACGTCAGTATCGCTCTCCAGAGCAAATTGATGATCTCATTCGTCGCTATAATGCAGCAAACAGTTTGTCTGGCAGATTGGCTGGGCTGTTAGAACCTCAAGAGGGTCGTCGCCGCACCAATATTTTGCCTGCAAGTGTTCCTGTTGGTATGAGCCTGATGGAAGCATTGCAATCTGGTGAAGCAGAGTTTGCAATACCGCAGGGCATCGTAGACATGGTGACAGGCACTGTGCGAGGGGTAGAAAATCCTGCATTGGCTGCACAGGGTCGCATTCCAGCAAGTGATATGAATGCAGCAGGCTTTGAAAGTGCTGCGGCAGCGATGGGTTTGGCAAGTTTACTTGGGAAAGCTCCAGTGGATGCTGTAGGTGCAAACATGCTACGCAGTGGAAAGATGACTGATCCAACGGAAACAGGGTGGACTTTCAGAGATGTTAAAGCGCCAAACCTATCAAGAGAAGATAACCGCAGAGTTTACGAGGCATTGAGTGTCCCTCGCGGCTATGAGGTAGAATTGCCTATACGCAGATTGTTTGCAACGCAAGACAAAGTAAATCCTGACTTTGCAACAACAACATCTAGTGAGGGGCGTATTCCAACGGTAATAAGAAAAGATGGCGAGTTTTTTGTTCGTGATGGACACCATCGGCTAACTAAGCAAGCGGAAGCAGGCAACCAAAATGCAAAAGTGTGGCTGTATGATTTAGATAATCAAAATAGAGACACGCCTTTGCTAGACTACGAGCCGCCTAGAAAGCTCAGTCAGACAGAAATGGACAAAGTAGAAAGCTATTTGTCGGAGCTAGGTCTTTTAGATGAAACTATTTACTCTAACGCTTCCAAGTCTGGGGGCTTACTAAGTGCAGCAGCGCAAGCGGGTACAGAAGGTTTTGAGGGGTATCTCTCGCGTGTAAATCCAAGCGGCACACGCATTGCAGCAGAAGATCGCCCAAACCTAATGATGGGAGATATGTATGGAATGCTCCCACGCGGTTCTGACATAATCGGTGAAAAGGGTGATGTAACTTTTTACCGCAGTCCAGACGGTGATTACTACGCTACTGCTTATAATCCAGATGTTGGTGAACAAGATGTTGTTGGTTACATTATGGGGCGTGGTGACAGCACAGAATTACAAGTTGTTTCGGAAATGCAGGGGCAAGGCATCGGCGGTGAACTGCAATACTTGTTCCGTAGCGAAAACCCTGATGCGCCAACTGGTGGTTTGACAGAAGCAGGCGAAAGGGCTTTAGAGCGAACTTATGATCGCTTGTTTGATGAAGGATTAGTTTCTGCAAATGCGTCAAAGTCATCAGGCTTCATGGGACAACTTTTGAATGCAGATGACATTCCAGCAAAAACAGAAAGCCAAAAAGTAGCTAAACGCATACTTCAACTACGTTCTCAAGGCAGAGCCAATGAAGTAACAGAAGAAATGATGGAAGATGCAGACCCACAGACAATGGCTGCATATACGCCTTTGGATATGTCAACAAAAGCGCGGATGGAACGTGCTGGGCTGTTAGGATTTAAGCCAGAAGAACGATCTATTCATGGTGCAATGGACAATTCAGAGAGATTTACATTTGATAGCGATATTACACCTGTATATACGTCAGACAACCCAGCAATAGCGAACACTTACACGGCAGGTGAAGACAGTGCGATGTTTGACTTGTTGGTTAAGCAAGGCCCAAGCGATAATATTTCAGATCAGATTAATAATCTGCGTCAGAAAGCGTTGGATGTAGACGTACAAGGTGCGTCATATGCTGCGATCAGTCCAGATTTCAAAGACAAGGCATCAGGCAACACATTGCAAGATTTTTTTGATATATACTTGTACCCAGAAAGTCGTGGTGAGAGCGTACAGCATTTAGTTGATGGTGAAACCGTAGTTGGGCCAGTAACATCAACAGATCAGATCGCATACGCTATGCGTGATGAGGGTGTACCACATGCGCGAATAGAAAACGTGTTAGATCGTGGCCCATACAGCCCCAGAGCGCATCCGATTGGGGGCTATGGTGATACAGAAACCTACAAAGCAAATTTGCTTGCAGATCGTGATTGGGAGCGTTCTATGCAAGATGCGTCCCGAAAGCCCTCTACAGATCAGATTACATTTGATGAAGGTGGTAGACTAAGATCGCGGTTTGCACGTTTTGATCCAGAGTTTTCGCACTTGAAAAACCTCACAGCAGCAAATGCATCACCGCTTGTTGGACTTCTAACGCAAGGTCTGTCAGAAAAGCAGGCAAACAAGATAGAGGATTATCTCTATAGAACAGGATTGTTACAGTAATGGCTATAACAACATACTCAGAGCTAAAAACAGCGGTAGCGAACTGGCTGGATCGGGATGATCTAACGTCAGTCATACCTGATTTCATCACCATTGCGGAAAAGCAGATGGAGCGCGAGATACGTCACTACAAGATGATTGAGCGTTCATCAGGCGCATTGGATAGCCAGTACAGCGCAGTGCCTGCGGATTGGCTGGAGACAGTGCGGTTTAGCATTACGACAGGTGACACGTTTAAGCTGGAAATGACTACGCTCAATGACATGATGACACGGCGTGAAAGCAACCAGAACACGCAAGGTCGCCCAACATTGTATGCACATATTGGCGAGACATTTGAGCTATTCCCAACGCCAGATCAGACATACACAATGGAACTGATCTACTACCAAGACATTCCCAAGCTATCAGCAAGCCAAACAACCAATTGGCTACTGACAGATGCCCCAGATGCATACTTGTACGGATCACTGATGCAAGCAGCGCCATATCTGGGTGAGGATGAGCGTGTAGGCATATGGTCAAGCCTCTATGCAAAAGCAGTTGCAGACATCAACCGTGTAAGCCTGAAAACAAGCCAATCAAGTAGCGGCATGAGAATACAGGTCAACACTTACTAAACGCTGCAAAATAGTGTATAACGAGATCAGATATATCTAGGAGAACAACATGAGTTTCTCAGACTACTTAGAAACAGAGGTGCTAGAGTGGGCGTTTACTGCGTCAGGCGGCACACGCCCTACTGCATGGTACTTGGCATTGTTTACGGCTGCACCATCAGATAGCGGTGGTGGGACAGAAGTGTCAGGCGGTGGATATGCGCGTCAAAGCATTACGTTCACGGTGAGCGGGGATACAGCGTCAAACTCTGGTGCGATTGAGTTTCCAGTGGCAACAGCCAACTACGGCACGGTAACGCATGTGGGCGTGTTTGATGCGTCATCTGCGGGTAACCTGCTTGCATGGGCACCACTGACATCATCTAAGACGATTGAAACGGGTGACGTATTTAGGGTGCCAAGCGCAGACTTAGATATTACACTCAACTAGGGGCTAACGCATGGCCTACGGTCAGGGTTTATACGGCAGTTGGTTTTACGGGCTTGATGGCAGCTACATTGATGCGTCAAGCTCTATTTCTGCGTCTAGCTCTGTATCGGCAAGCGGTGTTGGATTTAGAGTACGTGAAGCGTCTGCATCTATTAGCGCAAGCACAACAACCAGCATAAATTACAACCGCGTTACTATTCGCGCGATCCCTGTAAATGTCTTGGCAGAGATGACCCCAATCGGGTCTGTCAATGCTGCTGGTTCTGCAACAGTATCACCTAGCTTGTCAGCGAATGCCGTTGCGGTGCGCGTTGCGACATCTGGCATACAAATTAGCCCAGCACTTAGCATAACGGATAATGTAGAGCGTGTGCGCACAAATGCGCTACCGTTCTCTGCTGCTTCTTCATTTACTGCGCATGCAACGTATGTTGGTTTGGGTGCTGCAAGTGTGCCTGCGGCTGCATCTGTTTCTGCTATTGGCAATCGTGTACAAAGCACTGGCGGTAGTGTCTCTGCGCTTGCGTTGTTCGCTGCGAATGCAAGACTGAAATGGATTGAAGATGCAGAGGTTACAGATACTTGGACTGAGCAAGCTGATCCAGTAGACACATGGACTGCCGCAAGCGATCCTAGCGACACATGGACAGAGGCAACTGATCCTAGCGATACTTGGTCGCCACTAACAGACGATAGCGTCACATGGAATGAGGCTGCATAATGGTTGCATACACAACAACATATAATCTTGCGAAACCGACAGTGGGCGATGATGAGGATGCGTGGGGCGGCTATCTGAATGGTAACTTTGACACGCTTGAGAGCTTGTTGAAGGGTACGACTGCACTTACTTCAATCAATGTGACTGGAAATATTACCGTTGGCGGTACTGTGGACGGACGTGATGTAGCGAGTGACGGTACTAAACTGGATGGCATTGAAGCAGGTGCTACTGCGGATCAAACCAAGGCTGACATTGATGCGCTGGGTATTAATGCAGCAACACTTGATAGCTTAGACAGCACACAGTTCTTGCGTAGTGATGCGGCAGACACAACAAGTGGAAACTTAACGATTGCCACCAGTGTAAGCCCCACATTTACAGTAGAGACAACCTCTGCATCGGGACAAGACGCACTAATAAAATTAGCTGGCGCACGAACATCCTCAAGCACATCAAACATTGGTATGGTTGAGTTTGTCAATGATACGTCATCATCGTACACACTTGCCCAAATTGCCGCTAAAGACCCTTCTGGCAATCATGTTAGTGGTAATGGCCAGTTAGTATTTAGAACATCATCTGGCGGTACATTATCAGATAAGCTAGTTATTCCACATACTGGCGACTTAACCTACGATGGCAATACAGTTTTAACCACCGCTGACTATGACGTACAAGTTTGTCATCTAAAGACAAACGTAAACTCAAGCGTTACACAAGGCGTAGCAAACGAGTTTACTGTCAACTTCAACCTAGAAGAACACAACGACACGTCTACGTTCTCGCATAGCTCTGGTGTCGTTACAGTAGCCACGGCAGGTTGGTATCGCATTGTTGCTAACTTGGTGTATCAAAACGCAGTTACATCTCTACGTAACACTATCCGTGCCTATGTTAAAAAGAATGGCACAGAGATACCATCCACTGCGACATACGACTATGATCGTGGTTCATCATATGGTGAGTTTTCTAACAACAAAATAAACACGATGCTGTACTTGGCAGCAAACGACACCATTGAAATTGCCAACTACGGACAAAACATTGATGGTTCTGTCACGATAGAAAGTGCCGAATGTGAGTTCATGGTAAGCAGTGAAACGGTGCAGGCAACATCAAGCAATGCTGATACCGTTGATGGGCTACATGCAAGTTCTTTTGCTTTGAAAGAGGCAGATGCAGACTTGGACATGAACAACTTTGACATCTACGGCGTAGACCAGATATTCCACCACGGCGACACAAACACCTACATCCAGTTCCACGCAGCAGACCAGTGGCGTGTTGTTACAGGTGGCACTGAGCGTATTGAGGTGAACAACACACGGACGCAGATTGATACGCTGCTTACGGACGCAGCAATCGCTGAAGATTACGATGCGCTATCAGGCACATCTGTAACAGCAGACCCAGATGCGGGTGGGGCATTTAGCTTAACAATGACAGGCAACACTACGTTTACTTTTGGTGCGCCTGCGCTAGGAAGTGGTGTATCAACAGGCTTTATCATTGAGTTAACAGGCAACGGCTCAACAGTCACATGGCCTACATCTGTTGATTGGGCTGGCGGTACAGCACCTGATGCACCAGCTTCTGGTGAAACTGACATTTATGTTTTCTGGACACGAGATGGCGGCACAACATGGTATGGCGTTCAATCCATAGACGCGGCGGCATAAAAGCGGTAAGATGCCGATAAGCAAAGGAATTTGATATGGCAAGCACTTGGACACTTAATAACGCGGTTGAGAAGATCGCTGACGGTGAAAAGACAGATACATGGGGTCAGATTACGAACCGTAACTTTGACATCCTAGACCGTGCAGCATCTGGCGTTGGTACGATTGACCTATCATCCTCTGCGGCGGCGCACACTCTAAGCACAACAGACGGGACAACAGGCGATGCTCTCAGCGATGGGATGCACAAGGTTCTGGTGCTATCTGGCGCGACAGAGGATTGCACGATTACCGTAAGCCCAAACGATGCAACCAAGTTTTACCTTGTAGATAATAACAGCGGATTTGACTGTACGTTTACGCAAGGAACTGGTGATAATGTCATCGTTGAGAACGGGTCAACTGGGATCATTTACTGTGATGGCGGTGGGGCGAGTGCAAGCGTCAAGGCAATTATTGATGAAACCAGCTTGACCACGCTGGGCATTACCGCAACGGCTGCGGAGTTGAACATTCTTGATGGTGCTACTGTAACAACGGCAGAAGTAAATATTCTTGATGGCGTAACTGCAACGGCTGCGGAATTGAACTACAACGACATCACAACGCTTGGCACTTCAGAAGCGAGCAAGGCGGTCACTGCGGATGCAAACGGCGACGTTAAGTTTTCTAATGCAATCGTTGAAACTGTCTACAATCTAACAGGAACTGCGCTTGATCCAAACAACGGCACGGTGCAGACAAAGACAATAAGCACTAACACAACATTTACAGATAGCCTGTCAGCGGGTGAAAGCATGTCGCTGCACCTTACAAGCGCGTCATCTTACACAATCATATGGCCCACGATTACTTGGATCACAGGTAGCGGCAATGCTGCGCCTACGCTTACAGCAGCGGATACAGTAGTTTTATTTAAGATTAGCACAACGCTTTACGGTGTTTGGATTGGGAGTTCTGCATAATGTCAGGATGGAAAAAGTTAGCATCTGCGTCGGCTGCGAGTAGTGCTGGCCTGAATGTTGAGGATGTGTTCAGCACTTACGTTTGGACAAGTGCGGGATTATCTTCCATAGCAATTCAAAATGGAATTGATTTACAAAATGAAGGCGGTCTTGTCTGGGTAAAATCAAGGACAAATGTTGAACATCATGTTTGGGTAGACACTGAAAGAGGAAAAACAAAGGCAATTTTCTCAAACTTAACTAATGCACAAGATACAGATAGCACTGCCTACATGGGTAGCTTCAATACAGATGGTTTTAATACGGGTGAAAGTGCGCCCGCTGGCGGGACTGCGGGTAAGGATTACGCCTCTTGGACATTCCGCAAAGCCCCTAAGTTCTTTGACATAGTTGAATATACTGGGAATGGAAGCACAAGCCAAACCATCTCACACAATCTTGGCTCTGCTCCGGGAATGATGATAATCAAATCTACTAATAACAACTATAGTTGGGCTGTTTATCATAGGGAGATGTACGAGACTGGACACTACAGTGGCTCCACTGATCCTACAGATTTCTACATGCTTC